TGTGGCCCCCAGGTAGAAGTGAACTGGCAGCTGATGCATGAAGGCACCGACCTGAACAGTTTCTACCCGCGCAAGATCTGGTATCGTGATGGGCGCGGGATCGAAGCTCAATACCCGGCCGTCCGCGTCTACAATATCGAGTCCCACATCGAAGAGCTAGGCAAGATCTCCGACATCTTCATGAACTTTGCGGACCAGGAAACCTGCCTGCCTACCTGGATGATCGGCGACAAGGTCAACAACGAGAACAGCAAGCAGACATCAGGCCGCCAGGCCGAGATATTGGTGTCCATCAAGGACGTCGTGAAGAATTTCGACACCTTCACCGAGCAGGTGATGCGGGACCTTTACAGCTGGAACATGGAATTCAACCCGCGCGAAGACATCAAGGGCGACTTCCAGTGCAAGCCCCGCGGCGTTTCATCATTGGTGATCAAGGAAATCCGTATGGCAGCCCTCGCCAACCTGAAAAACACCATGCAGCCGGAAGACTGGCCGTACATCCCGCGCCGCGAGTTCCTTGCCGAGACATTAAAGGCCCATGACATCAAAATTGACCTGCGATCCGAAGAGGAAGCCCAGAAAATTATCGCTCAGCAGACTGATCAGCGTGCCCAGGAACTCGCCTACGCCCAGATGGAAGCCGAAGTCGCCTACAAACGCGCTCAGACAGCCGGCCAGCTGACCAAGGCCAAGAAATTCAATGTGGAAGCCGAAAAAAATGCTATTGCGCCCCCGGAAACCACCTCGGCAGCAGACCCACGCCTCCAGGATGCCGAGCTGATGGCCAAATCCACCGACATCGCCGCCAAAAACGAGCAAATCCGCCGCGACGAGGAGGCCCACCAGCAGAAATTGCGCCAGTCAGAGGAGTCCCATCGGCTTAACCAGGCGACAACAGCCATCCAGACCGCCCATGACGAGGAAATCAAGGAACGTGACGATCTGCATGGCATGAAAATGAAGGAAAAAGAGGTTGAAATCAAGTAAGAAAAGCTAAGGGGGACGAATTACCATGGTAACAGCACCAAAAATGGTCAAAAACGCGGAAAAAGTAGACCTGATCACCCAGTTATACGACTGTCGGGGAGAACGCGCAGGCCATATTCTATCCAGGCTGATCCCCATCATGATTCAGGACCTTCGCGAGCTGAACGATACCGCTTCCATTGAGGAAATCCCCCGCAATCAGGGCAGGATCGACGCTCTCAAAGAGCTGTTATTCTACGTTGAAAACGGCATCGGTAACGACCGCGGCACAAGTAAGCCATATTATTGATTGACTTCGGGCAAGGGGCTGATGTACAATGGCAGACAGATCGATAGTAGCGACAAAAGACAGCATCCATGGAACGTCAGGCATTCCCACGAGCCGGCAGACCATGGTTGAAATACCGAAGTCTGAATTAATGGACATTTTAAAGAACCTGGAAGGAGTAAAGCGGAAGCTTCAGAATAGGTTAAACATTCAGGCTTAAAGCTCAGGCAGTAAACGAGATCATAAAGGCCACGTTAAGGGAGTTCAGACGATCCCTGGCGTGGTCTTTTTTTTATTCTAATACAGGAGGAAAGACATGGGTAACGATCAATCCGTAGATAGTAAGGGGACGGAACTTGAGCAAATCCAGGAAGAACAGGCTGTGCAGGATGACATATTCTCTGAGACGTTCGACACTGCAGAGAAGTTAGGTGATGATCAGGGTGACCCGAAGGTCGATGACCTTGAAAAAGAGGCCAAGTCCGATGCTGCCCAGTCAGGCCAGCCAGACCAGCAGAAAGCCGATGACGACTCCGGTAAGCAGGCAGATAAGCAGGCAGACGCCAGCGCGCGTAAGCAGTCAGCTGATGCCTCCGCTGCCAAAGACAACGAGGAAACCTACGAGCAGAGATGGAAGTCCCTGCAGGGTATCCTCAAATCCAAAGACGAAAAGTACGAGTCCGAACGGACGCAGCTGCTGACCGAACTGGAAGGCCTCAAGAAGACCGTTGCCAACCTCTCCACTGACAATAAAGACACCAAAGACAAGAAAAAAGGTACTGACAAATCCGATTCCCTGTTTGACGACCTTACTGATGAACAGAAGGCCGAGTTAAGCGAATACGAGAAGGATTTCGATTCGGTATCTAAAATGGAAGGCCTGAAGCGTGAGCGTGCCTTAAAGAAACTCGAGGACCGAATTCTCGAGCGACTTGAGGAGAGAACTACCGCGCTTCAGGAAAAGATTGATTCAAGGGTTCAGCCAATAGAGGAAACATTCAAGAAGACTGATGAAGCGACTCACTTTAAGACCATTCGTGAGTCCCATTCTGACTTCGAGACCCATCGCGACTCCGGCGCCATCCTTAAGTGGATAGAAACCAAGCCGCGTTACCTCCGGGAATCCATGAAAGCAACCTATGAACAGGGTACGGCAGAAGATGTTGTCGACTTGATTTCAGACTTCAAGACGGAAAACAATCTTCTGGAATCCAATCAAAACAACCAGTCTCGTTCAGACAACCTGATCGACATGGATAAAAAGAAGGCTGAAAAAAAACAGAACCTTACTGCCGTGATCACCAAGCGCGGATCCGTGGATGCAGGTCAGGGAAGAGCCGATGATTTCGACTCAGCCTACAACGAGGCATTAAAGAAATAGGAGGTTATTAGTTATGGCAATTACAACTTACGGCAATATTTCTCCGAGGACTGCCGCTTTCGTCGTTGTAGAACTTTTAAAACGGGCCATGCCTTACCTGTGCTTGGAAAAATTCGGTGGACGTTAGTTTGGCCGAATAAAAAGTCCTTAAAGTCGGGGGACGTCCCACGAGGATAATCCCGAGCCAATCCGTAACGGAAGGTGTAACGACTATGAACGATGAAGAATTAAGGAGTGCAATAGTGGGAATGGTTTTAGGTGACGGACATTTAAATTTATCTGGAAGAAGTCAGAATGCCCACATGGATTTTGCGCATAGCATTCAGCAGAAAGACTATGCCGTGTGGAAGTCCGAACTTCTTGCAGACTTAACAAGTGTCCGTGTAACTGAAGGCGTTATTACAGTAAAAGGAAAGGAATATAATAAGGTGCGTGTTTTATCAAAAGTGCATCCTGTTTATACCCGCCTTTGGAATAGGTTCTATCATAATGGAAGAAAGACGATAGACCATTTCCTAATGAACTGTTTGACGCCATTGGGTCTTGCCATCTGGTACATGGATGACGGCCACCTTAAAGACCATGAAGACTTTTTGACTCCGGTATTGGAAACCAACTGTTTCAATGTTGCAGAACATGAAATTATGACCAAGGCTCTTGCTGATAAATTTCACCTTGAATTTCGGGCAAACCACCTTAACGCAAAATACCTGATGCTAAGGCTTCGCCGAAAAGACAGGGAGAAGTTTTTCGATATTATCCGTGAATACATCCATCCGTCGATGGAATATAAGATCAGGGATGACGGCAAGAAGGTCATGGAAACAGGCGATCCAATCCAATGCAAATGCGAAATATGCGGAGCGGATATTGTAAAGGAATTTACACACCGCAATAACCCGCGTCGTGGAAGGTTCTGTCGCAAATGCTATAATGCTCATCGTTCAGTAATAGGGACGACCCGCAATCAATTTAGCGGGCCAAGAGATAGTCTGAACCCGGTAGCAATATCGGGAGTTTGTTAGAAATAACAATCCGTGTAAAGGTTTTGGCACGTAACATAATGCAAAGTAAGGCCCTTCCCGCGAACAAAACGCAGTCGATGAAATGGCGCAGATATAATTCCCTTGACCTGGCAACCACTCCTTTGACTGAAGGCGTGACCCCTACCGGCAAGAAGCTGACCGCAACCGACATCACCGGCAATCTCTACCAGTACGGTGACCTGGTTGAAATCACCGACGTCATCGTGGACACCCATGAAGACGCGGTCCTCAAGGAAGCCATCGCTGTCTGCTCCGAACAGGCTGCCAAGACGGTTGAGACCCTGCGTTACAACGTTCTGAAAGCATGTTCCAACAAGTTCTACGCGAACTCCGTGGCAGCCCGTACCGACGTCGTAGCGGTCGTTTCCAGAACCGACCAGCGTAAGGTTGTCCGTGCCCTGGAACGCCAGGAAGCCCAGTTCATTACCCAGATTGTGAAGTCCACCCCGTCGTTCAACACCGAGTCCATCCTGCCGGCATTTATCGGCGTAACTCACGTTGATCTGACCTCGGACATTCGCAGTCTGACCGGGTTCACTTCCGTTGCGGATTACGGCCAGGTTTCCAAATTCGAAACAGAAATCGGCGCCTGCGAAGACGTCCGTTACGTCAAGTCAACCATCTTTAAGGCCTATGCAGACGGCGGATCCACTGTAACCACCGGCAAGATTACCACCGCCGGGACCCGTTGCGATGTCTACCCGATCATGTACCTCGGCAAGGATGCATACGGCATCGTCGCGCTGAAAGGCAAATTCGCGATCACCCCGATCGTCATCAACCCGGTCCCCAGCAAGTCCGACCCCCTGGGCCAGCGCGGTTCCGTTGCCTGGAAGACCATGCAGGGCACAGTTATCTTAAATGATGCCTGGATGATGGTGTTGGAAGTGGCTTGCACGAATTAGTGGCTTGCACGAATTAGCATTACTTTAAACAATTTACAGGAGGATTCAGATATGGCCGAAAAATATGTTGGTAAGAAATTCGATGATCCCGATAAAAAAGTTGACCCGTCTGTTCGGGACATTTACGACAGTTTTCCGAAAGAAGCAGAGCGTCGTGCCTTTCAGGGAATTGCCAATCGGGTCATCGGCGGCACCAATGGCACCCAGGGACCGCTGATTACGGCAGGATGTACCCTTGGCACCACCGCCGGATTTAATATTGCAACCGGGGTAACCGTTGTCATCAACGGCATGGTTTCCACCTGCATTGCGCAGGACAACCTGCCCCTGCCGGATGGTACCCAGCCTGCCAATACCGTTGCGAAATACCTTATTGCAACCGCCGCCGGCACATCCGGAACCGTCATCGGTCCCGGCAATGTGGTTGATAAGGCAGATTACGACAGTGCGACCCTCGCGGCCGCAGCCTGCCGTCTGCCCGATCTCCCGGATGGGTACTGCGCACTGGGTTATGTGACCCTGCAGGCTCCGGAAGCAACCGCCCTCGCATTTGCCGATGGCGCCGGGTATGTGACCGGTACCGGTGGAACCGCCGGAACCGCAACCTATGTTGATCTGATCTGCATGCCTTACGACATGTAATCGATCAGACAGTGAATTAATCCAGGACCGGGGGAGGAAGACCACAAATCTCCTTCTCCCGGATCCTTTACAATCAAACCTTTAAGGGGAGGAGAATCACCATGGCAAGAGGCAGCAAAGAGGTTGAAGAGTCGTTGAAGTTTGATGGTCCGACAGGACATATTCGCGACAGGATCGTTGTCCATCAGAATCCGGATATTCCCAAGGAAGGGATCTTCCTGAGCCTGAATACATATCCATTCCAAATCAAACCCGGCGAGGAAATCGACATTCCGCGCCCGGTACGGCAGATGCTGGATACACTGATCAAGACTGAAACTACCCAGGACGACGACGGGAAACCTTATACTCGTGACATCCCGCGTTATACCTATACGCTCATCAAGGAAGGAGTCAATCTTGATGAGGACGGCAAGCTTATAGATGGCACACCGTTAGCGGTCCCTACTGCCTAAAGCGCTGTAAGGAGATGATGTAATATGATCGCCAAGGACATGATTCAGTTTCTGCGCGAAGACATCCTGGATGACGTCAAGCTGCCCCTTCTCTGGCCTGACAAAGAACTCCTGCGATACCTCAATTATGCGGAAGTCCAGGCCTGCAGACGTGGGCATTTGCTGATCGATGAAACGACAGCCAACGATTCAGGTACGGCAGCAACAGCCGGCACGCTGGGCCAAAAGCCCCTTTGCTCGCTGACATTAGTTGCCGGCCAGGCCGTTTACAATCTCAGTCCGAAGATCCTCATGGTAAAACGTTGCCAGCTTGCCGGGATGAGTTATCCTTTGACCGGTCCGCTGACCTATGTCGAAGCCGACGAGCTAATGTCGGGATGGCGCGGCACGTCAGGAACAGTAGGCACATCAGGCAGTGGCGGATTCCCGTCCGGTTTCCTGAATGAGCCCGGCAATACTATTACCTTCCTGCTGGCCCCATCAGCGTCAGGCACCGCCTACCTTACCGTAGTCCGGCTTCCCCTGATATCCTTTACAATAGACGGTTCTCCGGAGGTCCCCGAGGCTTACCACGAAGGCCTGATTAACTGGGCGGCCCATTTAGCCTATATGAAGGCCGACTCGGAGACAAACAATGCAAACCGTGCTGCGTATTACGAGCAGATATTTACCGATCAGTTCGGGCCGCTTCCCAATGCAAAATCAGAGCGTTTGCGAAAGACGATGATGATAAACACCAGGATGCGGCCGAGACAGTTCGGCTCTTGATAACAATAGTGGAGCTTTAACATTACCCCTCTAAAGGAGGATTACAAATGGCGATCTTAAAAATTAAACAGTTACTGGAAGACCTGCAGAACGATACCCACGTTGTCCTGCCGGCCAATGTAGCGATTGCAGATACCGCTACCCTGGCAACATCCGCCGGCTATTCGGGTACCGCAGCTGTTGCAGCCCTTGCAACGAAAGCGACATCCGCTGGTTACGCAGGAACGGCCTACGTTGCTATCCATGGCACGTCCGGGACCAGTATACTTGAGTAATTAACAATCCAGGCTGGAGGGGCCTTCCACAGACCCTTCCAGTGCTACCTCTCATGTATGTGTGTAAGTAATTAAAGGAGGTATTCTCATGGCAGAACGTGGATTCACGCCAATCAAAGTTCATCCGTTATTCATTAATAAATCATTATCCGCAGGCGATAGTGGAACATCCAATCCCATCGACCTGCGCTATGAAGCCCAGCGGGGTAAGTTTGCCATTCATGCCTCCGTTACGGCAGGCACTGCAGGGACCGCAGGCACAACTGTTTTCACTTACCAACTGGCCAATTCATTAGACGGCACCTATACAGCTCCGTCAACCGCCGTGGCCATGGGGACCTTCGGAACTGCCGGGCTGGTCGATTTCCAGTCTTTCGAACCGATTCTCGGTCCGTTCATGAAAGTAGTTGCAACTCAGACCGGTGCAGGTACGGTCGGATTTGACAGCGTGATATCATCTGCAAATCTGATCGTTCAGTAAGGGGGAGACGATGGCATTAAGACGCCTTGAAATGACGCGAGGGGACTCCAAGACCTTTACGTTGACCTTTAAGAATTCAGCTGGAGTTCCATACTGCCTGAAGAACTGGGCGGTTTTCTTCACCCTCAAGACCAATGTCTGCCTTGATGACTCCGAGGCTTCCCTTCAGAAAATAGTCACGACCTTTGCGGATACGACAGCAGGTACTTCAGGTGTGGCGGCCATTGAGCTATTACCCGCCGATACAGCCAGTCTGGAAGCCCGAGAGTACGACTTCGACATTGCCGTAACGACGGCGGCGGGGAAGAACTATACCGTCATGAAGGGCAAACTCGATCTCCAGTATGACGTGACGAGAACGATAGGAACAGCCGGAACAGCGGCATGAGAGGGAATAATGGCCGACATAACGAATATCGTTTCCACAGGCGAGTCTATTGATGTATCCATAAACGGAAGTTCAGGCGTCAACGTTGCCTTTACAGGGACAACGGGAATCGATGTAACGCTGGGTTTTGGTGTTGACGGATCACATGGCACTTCGGGCACATCTGGAAGTAGTGGGACGTCAGCTCCGGCAGGTACTTCTGGTTCATCCGGCTCCTCCGGCTTAAGCGGTAGTTCAGGTTCTTCAGGGACTTCGGGTTCTGCGGGAAGCCATGGAACGAGTGGGTCAAGTGGTAGCAGTGGCAGTTCAGGAACATCCGCACCCGCAGGATCATCTGGTACATCCGGGTCTTCGGGCACTTCTGCTCCGGCTGGATCTTCCGGTACAAGCGGCAGCGCTGGTACTTCTGGTTCGTCAGGGTCGTCTGGCACCAATGGTTCTCATGGGACAAGTGGAAGTTCGGGAACACATGGGACATCTGGCACGTCTGGAAGCTCCGGATCTTCAGGAACGGACGGCACGTCAGGGACATCAGGAATAAACGGTGCTGCGGGAACATCGGGAACCTCCGGTACATCAGGCGTTGATGGGACCTCAGGAACGAGCGGGACCTCAGGTTCAAGCGGAACTTCGGGAAGCCGTGGCGCTGATGGCAGTTCGGGGACTTCAGGGTCTTCCGGCAGTAGCGGAACATCAGGTATTGATGGAAGTTCGGGAACATCTGGTTCTAGTGGAACCGGTGGTGTTGGAGGGGGGGACTTTCTTGTAATGCAAGTCTTTTCATAAAAGGAGGAATAATATGGCATCCGCAGTAAAAAGAAAATTATCAGGATCTACAGATGGTAAAGCGATTAAAGTTGTTCAAACAGCTACCGCAGGAGATACAATTCATACCGCCGTAGCAGGAACAACTCCAGGTACATATGATGAGATATGGCTTTGGGCATATAATGGACATACATCTGATGTAGCGCTGACTATTGAGTTTGGCGGGGCTACTGTACCTGATCAGATTGTCGTTACTATTCCATTCAAAGCGGGTTTAGTTCCTGTTGTCCCCGGTTTTATTTTACAGAATGGGATGGTTGTAAAAGCATTTGCGTCAGTAGCAAATGTTGTTACTTTAAATGGGTTTGTAAACGCCATAACAGATTAGGGGGATAAGATGGCTGTTGATGATGCAGATACAAAAGCCTTGTTGCATTACGACGGTAGTGATGCAAGTACTACATTCAAGGATGAGTCGGGGAAGGTTTGGACGGGGGCCGGAACTGCACAATTAGATACCAGTCAATTTAAGTTTGGTGGGTCTAGTTTGCTACTCGATGGGGATAGCGACTTTATATCCACGCCGGATCACGAAGACTTTAAAGTGGGGAGTGGGGACTTTACAATAGACTTTTGGATAAGGTTTGCTTCTGTCCCCGGTGCGGGAGCGTATGCAGTACCCTTTTGCATCCGTAATGCGTATGCTTCCAATAATGCCATGACATTGTATTATGGTGGGTCGGAGAGTTGGTTTTTTAATTACAGCATTACGGGGTCTGGCGCCAGTAGCGTTTCTTTAAGTGGGGCGTCCACACATGTGCCCTCGCCTAATGTGTGGTATCATACTGCGTGGATAAGGAGTGGTAGTAATTTTGATATTTATATTGATGGACAAAAACAAACTACGAAGGTGATCTCAGGTACAATATACAGAGCTGCTGTAACTCCATTAATAGGGGCAGTAAACGCATCAGCACCCACTCATTTTGTTAATGGATGGATTGATGAATTTAGATTCTCAAAAGGAATAGCGCGTTGGACGGGAAACTTTACACCTCAATCGTGTCAATATTTCTGGCGGCAACTCTATATCCACGCCCGCCGTGATCGTATGAATATGAACCCGGTTTCAACACAAAACCAGATAACATAGGAGATATAGGTGTTATTATGTTAGATGGGGAACAGAAGAAACAAATTAATTTAACTAAATAAATAAGATTATAAAACAACAAATTAATTTATATGGAGACAATTTAAATGAAAATATATGGTCTTAAACTAGGCTGAAAGAGATACTAGTGGAATTAATTACCACGACAAAAAAACTCGCAAGGGTCGTCTACTGGCTTGCGAAAGATACGGAGAAATAAACAATGACTAATGGCGAACGCAGGCAGCATTCTTGTGAGATGTACGAAGTGATTCATCGCATCGAAGATAAAGTGGATAAGATTGCTGAAAGGCAAGTGGAATACATAGGCAAGACTGAAAAACTGGAAGGCATCGTCACAAATGGTCTGCGTTCAACGGTCAACGAGATTAAAGACAAGCTGGAAAAATTCTGCGACGGCCACGAAAAGAGACTCATTAAACTTGAAGGGTTCGCATGGTTTAGGGAATGGGTTTCTGATCTTCGAAACAACCTTTTCAAATATGTAGTCTTGCTGGCGATCACAGGAGGAATTATTTACGTTATCATTACTCATGGCCATGACATTCTGGAGAAAATATTCAAATGAAACAGTATTCCAACGCAGAGATGATCGAACGATACGGAAAGCCGAACCAAACGGGGACGTATCTGGCTTATGCGAATATGCCCTTTCCACTAACTATTGCATGGGACACCTCTGTAACGGTTAAAAGGATCAGATGCCATAAACTGGAAGTGGCAAATGTGGAAGATATTTTCTTTGGCATCCTTGATGCCTATGGACT